CGGGGCGTTGTCGCTTCTCGCCCGCCAGGTCACGCCGCCGATCGTGCGCGAGGGCAACCCGTGGCCCATCCCGTCCACGACGGGACGCGGGCGACCACCGGCGTTGACGTCCCCGCTCGCCTCGAACGTGAAGCCGGGCCACTCCACGCTGAAGAAGGGATAGCCGACCCCGTCGAAGTCGTGGCGGAAAAGGAGGTTGGCGCTCGGCACGGTCAGCTCCCGACCGCCGCCGCCGTGCGCGCGTACGTGACCGCGCCCGCGCCGCGGAACGAGTAGCCGACCTCCTTCGCGTACCAGCCCATCTCGTTGCGGGGCTCGAAGTCCCGCCAGACCATCCCGTGCCAGTACGCCTCGACGAGGAAGACCTCGTCCGCCGCCGCGATCGCATGGAGCGGGATACCGAGCGTCAGCGACGAGACGTCGAAGTCCGTCCCCGTGGCGCCCGACACGGTCCCGAGCGAGAAGAGCCCGACGCCCGCGCGGCGCACGAGCACCACGTCGCCGTTCACGTACGGATGCCCGCCCGCGACGTGGAGCGCGGGAGAGCCCCCGACCGAGGTCAGCACGCGCCGCGTCGTGTCGTCCTCGATCCACACGACGGGGTCGGTCCGGTGGATCCGCGCTTCCATCCCGAGGCGCAGGCCGCGTTTCACCGCGACCCAGCCCTTCTTGGTCTTGCTGTCGGGGTTCGGGAATCCGAGGCACCGGCATTCGAGGTCGAGCCCGGCGTTGGCGCTCGCGGCAATCACGAGCACGTGGGGCTGGTCGATGCCCTGGAACTCCTGCAAGAGCGTGCGGCCGAAGCGTTCGTCGGGCGCGATCGCCTCGCGCCAGAGGCGGAAGTCGCCGTAATAGAAGCGGCCCGTCGCGGCGCCCACGTCAGGCCGCCTTCGCGAGCTGGTCGAGCGCGTTCTTGAGCTTCGTCATCTCGCCCTGCAGGTCGTTGACGGCCTTCACCACCTGCGTGATCCCCGTGACCGCCTCGACGACCGTCACCTTCACGGCGTCGAGGCCCTCGGCCGCGGAGGTGAGGCCCGTGGCGAGTTCCTGGACGGGGGCCTGCAGCCCGGTCGCCGCCTCGGCGGTCTTCTGCGCCCCGTCGGCCGCGTCCTTCGCGGGCGCGGCGAGTTGGCCGACGGCCTCGGCGGCAGCCTTGCTCGCAGCCGCCGTGTCACCGAGCGCCTTGGCCGCCTCCTGCGCGGCGGCCCCGTCGTTCTGCGGCGCGCCGTCGCCCCCCGACGTGATCACGGGCGGGTGCGACGGGTAGGTCGGGGGCTGGGGCGGACCATCGCCCTTGCCCGGCCCCGCGGGCGGCGCGTCGGGGGTTCCCGCCGACAGTCCGTCGTCGCCGCTGCCGGAGGCGCGCTTCTTCGCATCCGGGTCGTAGCTGCGCGTCCACGAGAAGTAGTCGCCCCAATCTTCGAGACGGATGCCCATGCCTCGCTTCTCGGCGCGGAGGTTGTTCGCGTGGCGCTTGTTCTTGTCGTATTGCTTCTTGGCCTTCTTCTGCTGGCGTAGCCACGCGTTCGGCCCGGTCCCGCCCGCGGGGTCGTAGTCATCGAGGTTGGTGGACGGCGGACCGCTGTCGGCCTTGGTCGCGCCCTTCCCCGTCGTGCTCTTCGTGTCGGCGGCCTTCTGCTTCGCGTCGTGCGCGTCCTCCTCGGCCCAGAGGCGCTGTTGCTCGACCAGCACCTTGCGAGCCTCGGCGCCGTACTCCTTCATCAGCTCGTTGACCCGCTGGTGGCGCTCCTCGCGCTTTCGCAGTTCCTCTGTCCCGACCGCGAGCAGCGCGCGCTCGTTGTGGAGCCGCTCGACCTCCCGGTCTGCGGAATCGGCGAGCCGCTTGCGCGACTCCTCCTGTTTCTCCTGCTCGCGCCGCGTCTCCTCGGCCGCCTGCTTCTGCGCCTTCGCGTTCTCCTCCCGTCCCTTCATCTGCTTCTCGTATTCGATGGCTTGGCGGATTGCCTCGGCCTCCTCCTTCTTCCCGGCGGTCAACAGGTCTTGGATCAGCTTCGCGCGCTCCTTCGTTTTCAGCTGCTCGGCGGTCAGCGTCATGACCTCAAACTCGTGCCTCGCCTGCTCCTCCAGCCGCTTCGTGAGTTCCTTCTGCGCGTCGGCCGCCCGGCGCTGCAGTTCCGCGATCGCCTCGGCGTCGCGCTTCGAGCGGGCCGCCGACGCTTCGGCCGCCTGATCGTCCGCCTCACGGGCACGCCGTCGATCCTCGGCATCCTGCTTCTTCGTTTCGAGGCCCGCGAACTCGGGGCCCTTCTCGCCCGCCTTCCTCGACGCGATGCGGTTCTCGACGCCACGCCGTTCCGCCTCGGTGCGCGCGTTGATCAGATCGATCTCGTCGCGGATCTGCTGCAGTTCCTTCGCCTTCTGCTCGGCGGCCTCCGTCGCCCGCTGAGCCGCCTCGCGCGCACTCGCGGCCGCCTTCTCCTGCTCCGCCCGCAACTTCTCCTGTTCCTTCCGCGTGTCCTCGGAGCGGGACCCAAGCAGGGCAATGGCCCCGGTGACCGCGCCGATCCCAAGCCCGATCAGCCCGCCGCCCGCGAAGCCCGAGACCATCCCGGACAGAAGACCGCCGACCTTGCCCGATGTCGCGCCTGCGGCATCGCCCATCTGGAGGAGCCCAACCGACGCCTCGCGCGCGCCCTTTCCGACGACGCCGAGCGACACGCCGCCGCGTCGCCCGAGATCGTCCATCGCGCGCGAACCACGTCGGCTGGTCTCCTCGGCGGCCGTGCCCACCTGTCGGGTCGCGGCCGCCGCACGCCGCATCCCCTGCTCGAGGTTCGAAACCTCGGCGGTCGCGGTCGTGCGGAGGTTGCGCAGCGTTCCGGACACGGATCAGTCCTCGGCGTCCGGGGCCGCCCCCTGCTTCGGGTGCAGAAACAGCGCTTCCATTCGGCGACCGGCCTCGGCTTCGATCGCGGCGACGGCGGCCTCCTTGGCCTCGTCGAAACCCGCCCGCATGTAGGAGCGCGGCGGGACGAACGCCCGCACTTGGCTCCCGGGCGCGGCGCCTTTCTTTGCGGGGGCCAGATGGCCGAGCTCGACGTGAGCGGGATAGAACCACTCCTTCGCCCCGGCCTTCGTGCGCTTGGGCAGCCGATCCTTGTCCACGAACACCGCGATGCCGACTCGGCCGCGACTGCGCTGACCCGCGCGCAGCTTGATCGCGCCCCGCAGCGCGCCCGTGTCAACGGGGACCTTTGCGACGATCGCGCGGTGGACGACTTTCATCCCCTCTCGCAGCGCGGGACGAAATACCTTCTTCTGGGCCCCGAACGCGAGCGCGTTGAACGCCGCCTCGAGTTCCTTGTCGCCGAAGAGCTTCACGTTGAGGGAGCGATACGTGCTCACGTCAGGCTCTCCGGTTCGTGTTCACGCGGTCGGCAAACGAGAGCAGCCGCTGCCAGGTGACCTCGGGGTCGTCGCCGACCGCCGGGGACGTTCGCCTCGGGGGCGGGCGCACGGGCTCGCGGGGCTCGTCGAGGAAGCGCAGGTACGCGGCCCACTCGGAGACCTCCTTCGACGTCAGCTGTTCGAGCAGGAGCCGCGGGGCGGCTACCCCGAGCTCGCGGCAGAGCCGGTGGAGGAAGCGACCCCAAGGGTCGCGACGGATTTTCCCAGGAGGCCCGAGACCTCCTCCTCGGACACGGCGGAGAGACGGTCGACCACGCGGTAGCAGCGATCGAGGGGGCGGGCGTCGTGCTGGGCGAGCGCCTCGACGTCGCCGAGCGTGAAGATCGGCTGTCCCTCGCCGTCGCGGGCGGCGCGCACGACCGCGCGCGCGTGGAGACGGCGCTTGCCCGAGCCCGGTGCGAAGTCGTCCGCCACTGCGAGCTCGGTGCTCTCCTCTTCGAGCGCGTCGCGTTGGTCGCCCGTCAGCGGGTGGATCCACACGACGACGTCCGCCCCCCACTCGGGGCACGGGACCGCGACGGGCGCGAGCCCTTTCGAGGCGAGGATCTTCGAACGCAGATCGTTGGTCATGGTCAGGCCGCCTTCACGACGTTCAAGAGCCCCGTGAACTTGACCGTCAACGTGGCGGTCATCTTGGCTCCGAGGTTCATCTCCGCGCTCCACTCCTGGAGCCATCCGCTGCCCACGAGCCGAGCCGCGGTCGTCGCGCCCTTCGGTCGCCGGTACGTGACCTCGATCGCCTCGGGATCATCGGGGTCGGTACGCTTGGGCGGGTTGGACGGGTCGTAGTGCACCTGGAGCTGGAGCTGCCCCGGGTCTTCGAGGGGGTCGACGATGAACGTCTTCCCGCCGATCTCGCCGTCGCCGGGCTCCGGCGTTCCCATGTGGCTCGTCTCGATGAGCGCCCGGGCGATGCCCGAGTGCGAGACGGAGAGGATGTCGGCCTCGAACCCGCTCTTGCCGAACGCGAGCTTGAGACCGTTGGTGACGCTGACGAACTTGTTGCCCATGGCTACCTCGCGGGTTCTTTCGCGTGCCAGATCTCGAAGTCGAGGCGGCGCACGAACAGCCGTCGCTCGCTGCCGTCGCCGGCCGTCTCGACGTCGTCGGCCTCCTCGGGCGAGGAGACCTCGACGTCGGCGGTGCCCATCGGGCCCGAGTAGCGCGAGAGGCACGCGCGCAGGGCGCCCGCGACGTCGCTGCGTTCCCGGTTGCTCGACGCGACGACGGTGAACTGGTAGGTCGGACTCCCGATCGCGGCCTCGCCCGTGAGATGGTCATGCGGCGGATTGGAGATCCGACTGCGCACGACGTAGGGCACCTTTGCGGACGCGGGCGCGAAGTCCGGGTAGATCCGATCCGCGACGACGCGTCGCAGCGTCAGGTCGGCGAGGCAATGGTCCTGGAGGGCCTCGTCGATCACGCCGCGACCTCCTCGGCGAGCACGACCGTCTCGTCCTGATCCTCGTCGGTCGAGAGCACCGAGTGGACGTGGAGCGCGCGTCCCTCGCCGAGCACGAGCCGGTCCCGGGCCTGAAGCGTCGCGTGGTAGCGCAGCGTGACCCGGTGCGTGACGCGGGGCTCCTGGCGTTGGGCCAGTTCCAACTTGCGCCCCGACAGCGGCTCGACGTGGCCCCAAGCGACGTCGCGGGGCTCCCACTCGGTCACGACGCCGCCGTCGAGCTCGCGGCTTTCGATCGCGACCTCGTGGACGAGGCGGTGGCGCAGCTGGCCGAGCTGGAGCATCAGGGCACCAGCTGCCCGCTCGCGAACGGGCCGCCGGGAACGAGGTCGATGCCGCCGTCGCCGTCCCCGACGCCGAGGATCGTCGCGTGCATGCCGGACGCGAGGTCGGCCGCGGGCGCGATCCCGCCGGCCGTGCCCGAGACGACGTAGATCGTCCCCTTCGCGGGCGCGGCCCCGGCTCCGACGATCGCCTTTCCGCCCTTCTGGTAGCGGATCGGCTGGTTCGAGAGCGCCGCGTGAAGGGTCACGCCCTTCGACTTCGCGGCGGCGAGCGAGAGGTTGCTGTCCGCGAGCTTGATCCGCCCGTCGGTCGCGTCCTCGTAGATCGACTGGCCCGCCGTGACGGTCGCGCCCGCGACCCCGGTCCCCTCGACGGAGCCCGCGCCCGCCTTCACCTGCGACGCCGTGATTGTCAGATCGGCCATGGGTCACTCCAACGAGAAGGAAGAAGGGAGCAGGCGTGCGCGTGCCCGTGTGGCGGACCCCTCGTCGACGTACACCGCCGACGTCTCCAGCTGGGAGGCCCCGCGGGTCGCTTCACGCCTTGCTCTGAATTGGTGCGCCGTCACGCGGCCTCCGGGATGCGCTCGCCCGCCATCAGGACCTCGACGCCCTCAGGCACGAGGACGGGGGCGACGCCCGCAAGGACGGCCTCGCGGTGACGGTCGTAGTGGGCGGCCAAGATCCGCACCGCGTGGAGGAGGTTCGGGGCTTTCGCGAGGAGGTCCGCGGGCTCGTCGCCGAACCCGGCCTTGAACGTGACGGTCACGGCCTCGGGCTGGTTGCGCGTCGCGGGCCACGACTTCCCGTAGGCGAGCCAGATCCGCCCCGGACGGCGGTGCGTGCTCACCTGATAGGTCGCGGGATCGAGCGTCTGCTCCGCGCCGTTCTGGTCGACGTACTTCACCGACTCGACCGACTGGAGCGGGGGCATCGGGAGCTCGAGCGCGCACGAGCCCCAGAACCCGTCAACCTTGACCTCGACGGTCTGCGTGATGAGCGCGAGCTCGGTGCCGCGCTCGACGCGCTTGCGCGCCGCCGCGACCAGCGCCGCGACGACGTCGTCCTCGGCGTCGCTCGTGATACGAAGGAACCGCTTCGCCTCTTCCAGCGAGAGCGGCTCCTTCGCGGGCCCGTCGATGACCTTTCTCGGGAGCATCAGGCGACGATGTCCGCCGTGAGGCCGTCCTTGGCGAAGCGCGGGGCGTGACGGATGTAGGTGACGACGCCCTCGTCGGTGGCGGTCGCGAACTCGACGTTGGCCGAAACCGCCAACGGGACGACGCCCGCGTCGGTGCACGCCTGGCGCACCTCGTCGGCCGTCACTTCGAGCCAGACCTGGTCGCCGACCGCGTCGGGCTGGGACCCGAGCGCGTGCGCCTTGACCGCGACGTCGGTGCCCGAGCCGTCGGCCTTCGTGTTCGCGAGGATCTTGAAACCGTCGACCGCCCCCGTGCCGATCGTGCGGAAGAACCCCACGACCAGCCCGAAGAACGAGAGGAACGGGACCCACGCGACGTCGACGGGGTTCACGCCGTCGGGGTCGAAGTCGTAGAGCTTCACTGCGTTGTTCGCGAGGAAGCGGTTGGTGGCCTGGACGCTGACTCCCATGGCTGTGTCTCCGGTTCCTAGGGTTACGTGGCGATCACGACGAAGGGCGAGAGCGTGTCCGCGCCCTTCTTCGGGGTCAGCGAGGCGCTCCACCACGGGGCGCCCGCGTTGCGGATCCAGAACTTGAAGACCCGCTCGTGCTCGAGGAACCGCACGTGGATCGACTCCGCGCGCTGCTCGGTCTGGTAGACGGCCTCGAGGTACTGCGACCAGTTACCGAGGATCAGGTCGCCCTTCGTGCCCTTGGTCTCGGCGAACTCCGTGAACAGCACGGGCCGGCCGAGCAGCATGTCGGGGACGTCCTCACCCCGGGCGGGCGAGAAGAGGAACACGTCGCCGTTCGTGCCCGAGATGTGGGCCTTGGCGAGGTCTTCGTACGTGTCGTGGTTGGCGAGCCAGATCGCCTCGCCGTAGCGCCAGCAGCGGCGGCGGGACTTCAGGATGTCCGCGCCCGCGAGCGCGCCCGCCCCGGCGCGCGTGATCGAGACGAGACAGGGCGAGTTGAGGACGCCGAGGTACTCCCCGATCCCCGTGCCGTAGAGGCGCTCTTCGAGCAACTTCGCGGCGAACTCCTCGGCGAAGCCCGCCTCGAGCAGCGCCGCGAACGAGATCGGCGAGTCGGCGAGGATCCGCTCGGTGGCGATGGCGACCCCGAAGAGGTCGTCGACCGCCATGCGGATCTTCTCGTACTTCTGGCGACTCGCGGCGGCGGCGACCGTCTCGGCCTTGCGCGTCACCGTGAGCCCGCCCGAGACCGAGGTCCGGTGGTCCTTGTCCACGCGCGCGGGCCACTCGACGACGGGCGAGGTCATCGGGAGCGCGGTCGTGCGCCCCGCGATCGGGTCCGCCTCGGTGGGCGTCGTCATCAGCGTGGGCGAGAAGCCCACCGGCACGAGGAAGTTGCCGTGGGGGTCGCTGTACTCCCCCTGCTCGTCGGATCCAGCGGCCGAGAGGAACTGGAGCCGGTCGTCCAGCCGCCGGACCTTCGGGGCCTCGACCACCTTCAGGAGGAAGTCCCGGGGCGCCTTGAAGCCGCACTTCGGGTCGTCGCGCCAACCCTCGCGGGCGACGATGGGTTCCCCCTGCGGGTCGGCGGCCTGGCGCGGCCGCGGGCGGCTGTAGCCAGCGAGCGCGTCGCCGTTCTGCTTGAGGCGGTCGGCGCGGGTGCGGTTCTCGCCGGCCTCGGCGTCGAAGGCCTCGGCGTCGGCGACGAGTGCATCGAAGCGGGTGGCCTCGTCCTTCGAGAGCCCCCCCTCCTTGTCGGCGAGGGCGTTGGCTTCGGCGCGCTTGGCGGCGGCCTTCTTGGTGGCTTCCTCGGCGAC